GGAAGATTTAACAAGTGATCCAGCTACTTAGAGTAGTAAATCCTCGAAATGGAACACGAAGACACTCAATTCATCGATTACGACGATGAGGGTAATGAATTCGATATTCGCGACGTCGTTGACGAAAGCGAAATACCACGAAGCCACACTGAAACTACTGCCCAGGGGGTGGAAGAGGTGAAGGCAACGGGCCGCCAGAGGCAAGTTTATGTCCCGAAGAATCAAGGGCAACCTCCGGTGGATGATGACGGGTTCACGCTTGTGCAAAAGCGTGGGTCGAAGCAAAACAAGCAAAAGGGTAACCAACCAGGCAACCAGGCGCAAAATAATAACCCAAGGGGGCGAGGCCGCGGACGTGGACGCGGCGATCGTGGAGGTCATTCAGGTGGACCAGACACACGCACCCAAAACCGCAAAGACGCTAAAAGCGTGCAAGTTGCCAACAACTTAGAGAAGGTGCATAAGAAGGTCGACGCTCGACCAGTGATCAGGCTTAATTTCCCTCTAGATGAGAAAGTCCAAAGCAGGATAGAACGCACTTTTCAGGGGTTTCAGTTTGAAACTTACGGTGGAGGCTCACCCCACGCCCACCCAGTAACTGCAACAGAAAGGTTGGTAGCGGAGGAAATAATGCTATACAAGTCCAGCAAGGCTGGTTCTTGTGTGGTGCATGTGTTCGGCAATGTCAACAGACATTATAAATACCATCGATCAAATATTTGGTGCATCTTACCAAATCACACAGCAAAAATGGACCTCGATTATGCCCACATTCGCAATTTCTCAGCTGAGAGTCAGGTGGACAAGTTGGATGAGAGTCAAATTTCATATTGCGTGTGTGAGCCAGTGAGTTGCGGCCATATTGAATCGAATAAGGCGCTTGCCGGTATAGCCGACTTTCTGTTTATGACTTATAGCAGAAATGACATATTGCAGTTTTTACATGCACATGTCAACATGCGATTATTTTATGTTGCTTGTAGACGCTTCAAAGATGTGAAAGGTTCAATGAACGATGGAGAAATCGCATATCATCGTGATAGCGACACGGTTTATTTCTCTATGATCGGGTCAGGTGCTTCATACAAGATGCCAGCTACAGATTGGGTTTATAATAGCAATTATTATGAAAACAACGGCCAAGCTATGACGTGGGACGTCTGTGCGAAAGTTGGAGCTGCATCAGATATTGTCGTGTTTACGATCTCAAAGCCAGGTAAGGACAATAATGACCTAGTCCCACCATCGGATGATTTCTTTGATGCTCTGATGGATCATGCGCACACTGGAACCGTGTCTTTTGATTTGCGAGGCACATTGGATAAGGATCCCGTAGCCAAAACGGTGCTGACAAAGGAGTCTGTGCCCATCGTATCGAAAACCTATTCACTAGGTGAATGGTTCATTTTTATGAATCAACAAACTATGACGGTGTACGTGCCAAAGCAAGCTATCGCCGAGTGTAGATCATATTGTGCTAACAAAGTACGAGATGCAGCGTTGTGGCAAATGGCTACGACTAAAGCCAAACAAATACTTCAAAAGTATAACATATCAGCTAAAATGATGGCTGACGCATTGCTTATAGTCACTAGCATTGGCTTCTTCGCTGACTTGGAAACTGAAAATCGACTCATGGCGTATAACTTGGTCACGCATAAGGAAGAGTTGCTTAAACAACAAATTCTGGCAAAATTTCAACCAATTCGTAGTCTCAGTATGTTTTGGTTGGTGGGAGCCGTCATGTTTGGAGTTGGTGTTGCAATGTACACAACTGCACGCGTACGCCGCGCGAGGGCAGCAGTTAATGTGTCAGATGCACGTAAAGTATTAAAGTACGTCCCAGTGTATGAGGCTGGGAACATTTTCACGTCATTGTGGAAGTGGTTATATGGAGCAATAACTCTTGGGGTCACGGGTAGTGTCTACTCAATGCTAGAGACAGGGACGAGGAGTTTGAAATTGTTCTATGACTTTGCGAAAATGGTGCCCATCACTCAAGTCGAACACCATCACCAAACCATTCACACGCCTGACATTTGTAACCTTGAGCGCAAGCTCAAGGAACCCGATGAGACTGCTGTGATTAAGACCAGCGATATGGTATGCAGGCCTAAGCTGGGATTCAGTCTCTTCGGCATCAGGGTCAACGTCAGGCGACCCGTCATATCAAGATCCTGTGCACACAATGAACTCGTGGCCGTTAACAATAGGGGCTGCTTGGCTCAAATGCCAGTAGCAGAAATGCCACTTTTTGAGTTCACCACAGTTGTCACGCATTTATTTTGCCGTGTCGTGGAAGGCTCCGAATGGGTTGTCAATGGTAGATTGAAACCACCCATGTTCAAAACTTGGGTCAATCGCTTTCCACCACCAAAAAGAAACAAGCTTATAGTTGCTCGTAATGAAATGCGTGAAGGGAATCCAAAAGTTAACCCCCGCATCGATGCCTTCGTGAAGCGCGAGGCAGTGATGAAATCCCAACCATTGGCGGAGAGCCAGGTCGGGACTGTGGAACCATATGATCCTAGGCTGATTTCCGGGAGATCAGACCGATACCAAGTGTGCACTGGCCCAACCACCTACGCTTTTACGAAATACGTAGCTTGGTTAAACCACCCTGATGTTAGTGTAGGCAAGCCAACAATACCACATGATTTAAGACCCAAAGTGAGTGTTGTCTACACTTCTGGACTCAATGCGGAGCAGCTGGGAGAATGGTTCCAATTTCAGTGGGACCGATTGTCTGCCCGCGGCAAGGTTATCATATACCTCTGCGATCATGTGCGGTTGGATGCACATGTGACCGAGGAAATATATGAAGTCAAAAATAAACCTTATCACTCACTTAGGGCCCCGACGAAGGCTGTCAAGTGCTTAGACAGGAACGTCACCACACGAGGAACTACGAAGCACGGCGTTGAATACGAGGTGGAGGCGACGGTAAAGTCGGGGGATGGTGATACATCTGTTGGGGATTACGTCATAGTGACAGGGGGTCATGAGTGTGTTCGCGCTCACGCCAAGATCCCGAAAGAGGACCACGCTGGTGCAGGATTGGGCGATGATTCTCTACAAATGCTATTGGAACAGTACTTTTCCAGGCATTATCACTTGGCGCCCCGATTTTGGGCCGGACTGGGGTTCGAAATCGAGGGACATTACATAACCAACCCGTATGACGCGGAGTATTGTTCGGGGAGGTTTTACCCAACTAATCACGGCTTAGTCTTTGGTCCGAAGCCTGGTCGTGTCATTGCCAAATCATTTCATTGCAGATTACCACTCAATGATCATGAGGGCAAGCGCTGGTTGAAAGCTGTGTGTCTTGGCTTAGAGAAATCAACCGCATTTGTCCCCGTGCTCCGTGTGGTGATTAGGAAGCAACTACAATTGTTGGAGCGCTATACACCCGCGCACTATGAATATGAACCTGAAAAGGTCGTTGCAACCGAATGGCATGAAATCACATGGCGCACCATGGCAATGATGGAGCATTTATATGACCTAACGCCAACACAGGTGTTTGAGCTTGAAGCGTTCATTGAGCGTGAGGTCAAATCGCTACCATGCACCATCCAGCACCCATATCTCGATCAAATCATTGAACACGACTGCCCACTCGAGGAGACTTACAAGTCTGAGGTCAAACCAACTCGTTGGGTGACCGGTAGCTTGTTTGACGGATCCGATCCATGGCTATTAGCAGCAGGGACCGTCACGTTTATAAGCCCGTTGTGGTTGATGCTACCCGGAATCCTACGAGGTGATGACTTCAGTGACTCACTTTTGTTGACAACAATTGCGGGGCCAATCCTTGAGGAGGTCGCTAAGTCACGTAGCAGGTGGTGTACATTGATATTGATCGCGGTTGAGGCTGCAAAGTGTTTCCACCAGGGGCGTTTATCAGCCTATTTGCCCTGGTTGGCGATACATCCGATTCTCGGTGAAATAGGCAGGAGGGGTTATAATAGGTTGGCGCTAGCTATATCATTGCACTCATGGTTGAATGCTAGCGTGATGTTTCAAACGTATCAAGCACTCAACATCCCCATCCTGACCGATTACAGCCTGAGGCAGGCTTGTAATTTAGTCATTTCAAGTGCCGGCGGATTTGCACAAGTTTTAGCGTCGCAATGGAACAAGTTCATGCACATGGCACAAGGAAATGTCGAAAACTATAAAGGCAAGTTGCTGGAGTTATGCGCCAAGTTGGGCTGGCGCACACCTGAATTTAATATCACCGAGATTGGGTCAATGCTCAACCCTGCATTCCATTGCATCACCGTGGTCAAGGCTGGAGTCAAATCCTACGAATACTCAGCCGTTGGGAACACCAAGAAGGAGGCCGAACATGCTGCTAGCAAGATGGCACTCGACGAGTTGGATGCTGCACGCGAATCCAAGTTTGACG